TCGCTGTTTTTGCGTTCTAATGCTTCGATGCTGCGTTGCATTGCATCAGTAGCCGCAGGCTCCTGATTGGTGATCTCTTCGGACATTATCCCGCAGGGATAGATTGCCCTACCACTTTACCTTATCGGCCCAGTAAGCAGCAGACAGTTTACCCTTGGCGATATTACTGGCGTGCCGTGCCTTGAATGATGCGCGGCGGGCTTTGTCGGCGGCTGATTCACCTTTGCGCGATGGGCTACCGCTAACGCCTTGCTGGCCAAAGCGGATCAGCTTTACCGTATCGCCTTGTTTGGCAAGTACGGCGTGCGACTTCTTTGGATTGCTTGGTGTGCGCTTGGGTTTGTTGTAACCCTCGAATTGCTCACCGCGATAGGCGATCACTTCTTTTTCTTGGGTTTCTTGGCAGTTTTAGCAGCGGCCTTGAATGCAGCGGCGCTAGGGCGGCCAGCTTCGCCCTTGCGCGCCATGCGTTCTTTGCTGCCTGCTTCGATGCGATCGCGCTTGGCTTTTATGTTGGCGTAAAGGCCTTTCATTTCTTTTTAGCTCCTTTTTTTGTAGCGCCAGGCTTCTGCGGCTTGGCTTTAGCGCCTTTGGCGGGCTTCATGTCGCCGTAATGACCAGGCATGGCTGTTTGGTGGTTTCAGTCAGTTTACCGCGCCATAGCGGCTGCGGAGCTGCGCCAGCGTCAGTTCAGAGCCATCATCACGGACTAGTTTGGCCATGGCATCCGTTGGGCCGTACTTATTGGCAAGTCTTCGGAAGTAGGGCGCCTTGCTGCCAAGGGCTTCCTGTTGCCGTCTAATCACATCTGCCTCTGTCTCGCCTGGCATCTTCTTTTTAAGCCATTCGCCATAAGTGGTATCTCCAGGTACTTGCCCATCCATGCTGGCGCGTTTACCTTCTGGCGGCGGTGGTATATCAAGTGCTTTGTAGTCAATTACTGGCACCGTAGTTGACCTGCAATTAAAATGCTGCGGTGGCATCGGGCCTTTGCCGTATTCAAACTCACGGCCATCTAATGCGCGACATATTGCACTGGTCCTAGTGTCAAGTGTTGCGATGTAGCGGTACTTCTTGGTGATGTCTTGATTGCCTTCATATACCTGCTGGCTTGCTGCATTAGCTACTTGGTTGATACTGGTACGCACTAATGCAATGATTTGATTATCTGCTACCTGCGTTAGCTGACCGCCTGCTGCTGCAATCTGGCCTACGGTTTTTGCTTCTTCACCAAATTGCAGGCTGCCGATTAGCCGTTTTGCTATTGATGGTGTTGTCTCACCAGTTAATAGGCCATTGCGTACCACTTGGCTGAACTGCTCAGCCTGTGATGTAGCAATACCGCGAAATGCTTTGCTTACTACCTGCCCATTGGGTAATGTAATCGTTGCACCTTGCGCAGCAGTAAGGTTATATGTTTGCGGTGCGCCATTTACTGCGGCAAATAAGTCATCCGATAATGTGACAACATTAAGCTGCGTTGGATCTGTGGTAACAACAGATTGCGCAAACTGCGGGCTGATCTCTACGGTATTGATATTACTACGTAGTACACCTTCAGGTAATGCTTTGCGCAACTGCTCAGTAACAAACTCCGATTGCAACTCAGCAATACCTTGCAGCTCGGTTGCTGTTAGCGCAGTTGCATCACCCGCCCAGCCATCTAGGGATTCTTTCAACTGCGCCAAGATTGACCGCAGCCGTGCTGCCTTAACTGGTGCGGTAATTGTCAACGCTCCTTCACCGCCGGCATCTGGCAGGAGCCTGCGCAACTGATCTACTGCATCAATGATGATGTCATTGTATGAATTAATAACACGTCGCGCTACGCTATTGCTGTAGCGGTTAAGGTCAATTGCATTTTTATATAGCCTGGCTGGTGTGCTCACATGCCTCTAACGCCAAATGCTTCTAATGGCCATTCAGTACGGATATTAACATCAGCACCTTGGATCATTGCATCTAGGATAACATCTGCTAATTCATTAAAGCCATCCTCGCCGTTTTCCATAATGACAAATTCGCTTACCTTATTATCTTTGATATTAACGCGCACGATCGCTAGCATTTCAACAGGTAACCTACCGCGAACAAAAGTAAGCGTCTGGCCGCTGAAATCGTAGGTTGTTTGCCTGCGAAATAAATTGCGTATCCAGTCGATCATTGCAGGCCACCATTAGCGGTTGCATCTACTTCTTGCTGTACATCAAAATCATCGCCTAATACTTCACCATCTGATAATTGCATCAGTAGCGTTTCTTTGGTGATTGTACCTGCGGTATAAAGTTGCAGCAGGGCATTTACATCAGCAGGTTGAAGCCTGGCGCCAATAAAATCACGATTTACCGTGCAGCTACCTGCTGCTTCTTGCTGGCCCATAAATTGCGCATGAAACTTAAGGCTGTTGTCAATCATATCCTGTACGTTTTGCGCAATTACCATCATTGTGCTGTCGCCTTGGCTGCGGTCGATCATCTTAGATGCTGCGGTTTCAGCCGATAGCTTTTGGCCTAGCACGGCGGACAAACCTAGCTCATTGATCTGCGCTGCAATTTGATCTAACCGCTTGAATTGAAAATCAAAGCTGCGGCCTTGCGGTTCGATGTATTCAGCGCGGCCATCAGCAGGAAATGCTAATGCTTCGCCGGGGCCTGCTGATACTTCTTCTGCACTTGACGGGAAGCCAAATAATGCAAGCATCGGCACGGCTGAGATATGCAATTGGTTATCAAGGTCTGACTGCACCTGATAGCTTTTTAGGTTTAGCTCTGCAATATCTTCAAGCGGCGGTCTGGATTCCATAAACCCAACGCGGTTGCTATATGCAATGCTAAATGGAATTTGGTCTAGGCTTGTGGTGCCTTCATCAACTATTTTGTAATTGCCATTATCTTCGCGTTGGTGGATTTGATACTGCCCAGGCGTTAGCACACGCACCTGATCAATTTGCTTTTCGCCGTACTTGCTGTCGGGGTCTGCTTCTAGTACGGTTTCTTGCAGCCGTAGTTGCGTCAGCCGTTGCTGGCCATCCTGCTGCTCGGTGCGATAACCAAGGATTTGACGTGGTGTGTAGGTGCACCAGTATGGGCGGCCACCATTTGATGGTGCATCAACAAGGCAACCGATATGGCCATAACGCACCAACTTACGTGCGGTTTCATATGTCCAGACGTTAAGGTCATTGCCTTGCATATCAACATCAAACAACTGTTCACGTATTGCATCTGATACATCTTGCAGCTTGACGGGTTTACGCGTCAACATACCAGCGAGCATACGCTCTAGGCGCTGGTAGTAAGGCGGCACAACACTACGCGCTAGGCGGTTGTCGTAGCTCTCATCCTGCTCCCGTGGCTCCTGCGGCAGGTAGCGGCGATGCTTACGCCTGACTCCATAGGTGCCGCCTAGTAAATCCTCAATCAGGATCCAATGCGGCTCCATGGCATACCATGACGCCATTGGGTCCCCAACCTGCGTTACGGGTCGCTCGGTGACTTTACGATCGTAGGCGGCTGGGGTGCTATACATCAGCGGTTAATCAGTGTCTTTACTTTAGGGTCATTCTGCGTCTTCATCGTCTTCATCAGCCAGCAGGTCGAAGACCAGGCGCTGCTTTACCAGCTCTAATGCACCGATCACCTCAATGGCGGTGACATCTTCAAGGCTGTCAACCAGATTATCAAGTGCGGTCAGGAAGTCTTCCATGGGTTTGGAGTAAGACGGACCTAGTATATCCTAACGCCAGTACCACGGCCAGCCCCGGCGTGCAATGGGTTGAACTCACGCCATACCAGGTAGCCGATGGCATCGTTCATGTGGTCATAACCGCCATCTTTATCGGGTTCGCCCTTTTCGCTGTAGCTTTGCAGTTCTAAGCATTCGATCAACTTACGGCAACTGTGGTCAATGTGCAGGCGGATCTCACCTTTGCCATTTTCCATTAATGCTTGCATTGCTGCCACACGATCACGCACGGGCGGGTTAGCGCGTGGTGATTGGTTTGACATGCCGTAGGACTCTAGGATTGCAATATCGGTCTGGCTTGCGTTTGTACTGCGATTGCCGCCGCTTGCATCTGGGTACATGTAAATACGATGGTCGGGGTAGCGTGCCTTGATCGTTTGCGCTAAGGCATCAGTATCATGTGCACCGCTGATCTCATCAAATACATGTAGCGTCTTGCCATTGCGGTATGCGATCACGGCAGACATGTTGCCTACGTTGAAGTCAACACCAATACGCAACGGTTCGCGATATGATGGCGCTTCAATGCTTTCTACATGCTTTGCGCGATCGAAGCGGTCATACACCTGGCCTGTTGTAAGGTTAACAAATTCACCATCTAGGTATGCCTTAAGCAGTTGCGGATCGTAGTTTGCTTGCAGGCGTTCGATGAAGTCCGGCGGCAGGTATGGGTTATCCTGCGTGCGCATACGGATAAGGCGTCGATCGCTGCGGCCTTTGCCATCTTCACTGGCGAATGTACTCCACATCCACCTAAAACCTTCTGGTGTTGATGCAGCAGCAAACTGGCGTACATTACCGGCACGTAGGCGGCCAAGGATTTTTGGAAATGCTTTGTTTGCTATAGCAGGCGCTACGGTGTCGATTTCATCAGCAAGTATCCATGCAGCATTGATACCAATAATACGCTGCCAATTTTCAAAACTGCGGCATAAGATCTTTGTATCACCATCAGGCAGGTGCAGCATATATTCTGGCAGCGGTGATGCCCTGAACGTATATGGTATATCGTATGCCTCTAGAAAATCATCAAAATCTGACATCCAAATGTCCCGGATTAGCGGGCCAGTCGGCTCTAAGACAACACCAATAAAGCCCTGGTTAGCAACTGCAAGATGCACAGCCTTAGCACATAGCGCCCTAGTTTTACCTGCGCCATAACCTGCTGATACACCAAGGATATCAACAGTTTGATCATCAACGAAATCAATCTGCCCAGGATGCAGATCCTCGCGGATGCGTGCTAGCAGGTCAGTGATATTTAATTTACCATTTCCCCTGTTTAGTTGCTGTAATATATGGCCTTCTCGTGCAGCAGCAAGTATGCTCACTTCAAACTGAGCGCAGCTTGGCGGATCCGCCGCCACGCATCGATCCTTTGCGTAACGCAGAGCGACGTAAACGCTCAGTTAATTTTCCTTGATCGCGAGCTTTTTGGCTCTCTCTAAGCCTGCTTTGCTTCACGCCAGAATCTTGAGTACGACGAGCAAGAGACGCCATTCCTTGCTCCCTAGATTTCAATCCTTTTTTTTCTTGTTTTTTTATATCTGATTGAACACGGGCAGTACGGCCTCCCTTGCCACCCGTGCTTGCAAAGCGACCACGATTGTCACGTCGAATTGGCATGGCTTAAAAGCAGCATTGGTTTCAGTGTACCGCCTAAGAGCAGAGTTGGGCCAGCTTTGCGGCGGTATTGATAGCTCCCAACGCAATATGGTACTGCCCGGCCCTGCGAGCCTCCATTTGTAGTGTTGAGCATTGCGACAGCAAATCAGCAACCATTTGGGGGCGTTCAATATCCCAGTCGGCTTTTAATTGATCTCTTGCTGCAGCTAAATAACGATCACATGCGCTGGCCTTAACCCCCCAGTTTTCTTCCGCATAGCGGATGCAGTCAGAACGGCGTCCACCGTTAGCAATTATGCGTGCGAAACGCTTTGCGCGTTCGACTGCTTGCCCTTGATAAGAATCACGGGCTGCCATCAGAATACCTCCATGTTATCCTCAAGGATAGCTTTCTTGCCAGTGAAATCTTCCCACCGCTTGACGATCACATCGCAATAAGCAGGGTCAAGTTCCATGAGACGTGCTTTGCGGTGGATTCTTTCTGCTGCAATAAGGGTAGTGCCAGAACCGCCAAATGAATCAAGAACAATATCACCTTGTTTAGTACTGTTTGCCATTTGATATTCAAATAAATCAACTGGTTTCATGGTTGGATGTTCTTTATTGCGACGCGGTTTGTCAAATTCAAGAATAGTGGTTTGCTTGCGATCGGAACTCCAATAATGGGCTGCGCCTTCAGTCCAGCCGTAAAGGCATGGTTCATGTTTCCATTGATAGTCCTGGCGACCCATTACCAAGCAAGACTTAAGCCAAATCAAACATTGACGTACTTTCCAGCCAACATCATTGGCTGCACCTCTGAAATTATAACCTTCTGAATCAGCGTGCCAAATATAAAAAACAGCGCCTGCACGAAGATAACAATTTGCTGCAACATAAATATCATGAAGAAATTGACGAAATTCTCCATCTTTCATTGAATCATTTTGAATTTTTAAGGCATCTGATGTTTTTCCTTCATAATTAACATTATAAGGTGGATCTGTCAGCCAAAGATCAGCGTTAAGGCCAGCCATTAAACGACCAAGAGCAATTGTATCCGTGCTGTCACCACAAAGCAGGCGGTGGTTACCAAGTATCCAAAGGTCACCTGACTTAGTAATTGGATCTGCAGGTGGCTCAGGTACGTCGTCAGGATCGGTATTACCATCTACGGTATCCAGCACTTCAGCTAGCAATTCGTCATCTTCAAACCATGGTTTCAGGTCATGCTCTTCGCTAAGCTTTCGCAGCATGTCATTGTCCCATTCGGACAGATCAGAGCTGCGGTTATCGGCCAGTGCTAGTCCTACTTTTTGATCTTCAGATAAACCGCATCGGCGTACAGCAATCAGCTCATCGCCTTCAGTTTCAATAATACGCAGTTTGCCAATGCCAGCTTTTTTGGCGCCTTCAACCGTGCCATTACCAGCAAGTATGCGGCCATCTTCATCAATGACGATAGAACGCGCAGCGCCGTAGCGTTTCAGTGATTCTGCAATTAACGATGAAGACCGATCGGTGCGACGTCGGGCATTTTTATGGTCGGATTTTAAATCGTCAATTGATGCCATGAAAATACCTCAGTGCTTAGATGCTAGCAAAAGCCCCCGACATGTGTCAGGGGCCAATGGTATCAGAGTTTACTGATGGCGACCAAGCCTTCCTCCAGGTCGACTTCAACGGCGAATTTATCACCGGGTGCTAGGCCAAGCTGACTGGTGTAACCACCGGACAGGATGGCATTACCGTTTTTCTGTACGGTGCCTTCATAGGAAAGGGCACGGCCAGATTTCGGTGCTTTGACCACCTTAAGGCCATATGCCTCAAGCAGGTTGGAGCGCAGTGCAGCGATTTTAGGTTTGCCTTCTGCGGTGATGTACCCGGTTGCTGTCGCCAGTTCGGGTTCTGAGATTTCGCCAAGGATTTTAACTTGTGCGAGCAGTTCGGAGCCTGTGAGTGCCATGTATGTGGTTGTGACCGTTGGAATCATACACGAACCTGCACCGGCATGACAAGGTAAAGCTGGCCGTCGATGCCTACTGGTGTCATGACGACAGGTGTGGTAGCTGCATTGGCTTGAATTTGAACTTTGGCGCCATCTAGGTGCTTAAGGCCATCGAGGAGGTAACGGACATTGAAGCCGGACTCTGGAAAGGAACCAGAGCAGGTAAGTTTTTCGGCGCCGCTGCTGACTTCGGAATCAGCAGCGATGGAAAGGGTTTTGTTTTTTACCGAAAGCCTTACCACATCAGAGTTGATAATGGCAATACGCTCTAGGGCAGCGATCAGGGCAATGCGATCGGCTGTGATGGTGTGCTTAAACGATTCAGGCACCAGCTTTGACACGGCTGGAAAGGTGCCCGCCAGGGTACGTGATGTGATGGTGATGCCATCAGCAATAATGACCGCCTGACTGCTGGATGCAGCAAGCGTGACCGTAGGAGCATCAAGGCGCTGGATTGCGGAGATGCTACGGGTCGGCAGGATGATGTCGATTGCACCATCGGCTGGCTGGGTGCGGCTGACCATGCGATGGCCGTCGGTTGCCTCGATGCGCATGGTGCCGGCTTCTATGGCGACGTGCAGGCCGCAGATGACACCTTTGGACTCATCGGTGGCCGCAGCAGCCAATGCCGCACGCATGGGCTCTACAAGGGCCACGGAGACGGCTCCAGCGGTATCGACGACCGGTAGGGCGGGGAAGTCGTCTGCATCATGCCCTGAGAGCTGGTAGGAGCCTGTAGCACTCGACAGGCTGACGGCAGTGCCATCAACCGTGAGCAGCAAGGCAGCATCACTGTCAAGGCGTCCAACGATCTCAGATAAGACGCGGTATGGGACGGTAATGGAGCCTGCGGTTTCAACTGAGGCCAGGATTGTGGTTGAGATGCCTAGCTCAAGGTCAAACGCTGATATACGCAGGTGGCCATCGGCCATGGCATCAATCAGGACATTGGCAAGGATCGGATGGGTCTTGCCGTTGGATACAGCGCGACCAACAACCTTAAGCGCGTGGTTTAGGTCGGACTGAGCGGTGATGATCTTCATGATGCGGCTTCGGTTAAGGCGGTGATGATGGCGTTGTAATCGTCGGCAAAACTGGCGACCAGCTCAGCAGGAATGGGGATGCCTTCCTCCTGGGCATTATCAAGGATGGCAGCGGCATAAGCAACCGCCAAGGTCATGACGTCATGCAGGCGGTTGATGACGGGCGACTGCCTGGGTGTGATGCGAATCAAGTCTTGTGATGACATATGCGGTTAATAGCTCAACGTGCTGCCTCGGGATG